GCTGACGATCGGTGACCTGCTTGATCTCGCTACCCACACCACGAAGGCCAGCCTGCAGAAAGCCGATCCGATTTTTAACGGATGACTGCAGGGCGGCCCCGATGGTTATGGTTGCATCAAGTCTTTGCCGTTTAGCCACGCTTTGGTAACCCGTCCCACCACCAGAGGAACATGCTGGTGGTCATGCTGCTGATTTCGGCCAGTGACCAGCCGGTATGAGAGGCCAAGGCGATCACCATGGCCCTGAGGTCGGTGCCTCTTATTCGGTAAAACCCATGAAGGCGACCTGCAGCTGCTTGTAGTCACGAAGCGGCAAGCGCTTAATCGCCTCCGGTGCGACTTCACACAAGTTGGCGATAAGGGCTACTTCCTGCTCGGCAGCGCCGCCTTTCATCGCATCAGCGTCCAGCTGGTCTTGAACGGTCGGTTCTCGCATACGCAGCTTCGCGACCTCCACGCCATCCACATTCACCGGCTTGCTCAGTTCAATATCGGTGTAGTCCTGGTTCTTCATGCTGTGCTTCCTGTGGTGATTGGCCGGTGCTCACCGGCCGGTTGAATCAGATGCCGAGCGCTGCGCGGATTTCGGCCAAGCGATCGGCGCCATTGACGATGCGGATCATGTTTTCCACATCGATCTCATGCACGACCTGCCCGCCATGTTCTTCCTTGTAGTAATCCAGGCGCATGGTGATCTGCAGGGATGGCTTCTGCCCTGCCGCCCAAGTGCCACGTGCCACACTGGTGACCTTGCCGCGCATCTTGTGCACCACTGGGGTCACAGTGCCGTCATAGGACTCCAGCGCACCACGGGCGGTCAGGGGAACCTTGTTGCCCTCGGCCACGCCATACAGCGCCAGCACATCGCGGTCATAGGCGATCAGGGTGAAGCTGGTTTCCAGCCCTTCCATGCCCATGTCCAGCGCCACTGGCGCATCCATGCCGCCAGCTCGGTAGTCTTCAGTGGTCAGCGTCAGATCTGGCGGGTTGTACTCATCGAGCTGGCCGGCATAACCGCGACCGTCGACAAACAGGTTGATATTCTTCAATACGTCACGAGCGGCCATTAGCTGAATACCTCCTCGATATAGTCATTCACCAGGTGTGAACGGAACGTGATGTGCTCAGCCGGGTACGGCGGCGTGAAGTCAAAGTTGAAGTACACCTTGCCCTGGGTGATATTGGCCGGTGTATTCAGATCCGGATCAGCCCAGCACTCACCGCCCAAGATCGCGCCAAGGCTTTTCAGGGTGCGCAGATAGGCGTTGACGCCTTCCACCACGTCTTCGACATAGGTCTTGGTGATATTGCGATCCACGGCCCAAAGATGCGCACGCTGCAGCGACTCATTAATAATGTCAGCCGTGCGGCGCACCGACAGGAATGCCCACTTGGGATCACTGGCGAGTGTTCGGTTACCCCAGAGGCGATAGCCATCCTGACGGATAATGGTGGCCACGTTCTGTTCGTTCAGCAGGTTGGCGCGGCTGTTGGCGTCACCCAACTTGAAGTCAACCGGGCGGCCTGTGCCGATGATACCGATGATGTTCTGGTTGGACGGTGACCACCAGAAGCCTTTGTCGTTGTCAGTCTTGGCCAGCATGCCGGCCACACGGGCAGACGCCGGCTCGGTAACGATGTTGCCATCGGCATCCAGCACTTTGACCCAGGGGTCGACTACGAACACGCGCGGGCTGCCAAAGTCGCCTGAGTAGGCAATGGCGTCAGCATCGACAGTGTTAGGGCCATCAGCAATGATCACCGCGCGCAGGCGCTCGGCGATACCGATGAGTTCAGAGACGACCGGGTTAGCCAGATAGGTTCCCGGCGTTCCAGGATCTTCGGGCCGCTGATGTGTAAACCCCGGCGCACACAAGATACGAGGGGCAAAGCCAACAACCGACTCGGCACCCAGCAGGGCCTGGACACCTTCAAATTCACCAGTGGCGCTATTCACGCCGCCGATGACATTAGCCATGGTTTCGTTATCGTCTGCGCCCTCGTCGACACGCACAACAATAACCACAGCGCCGATCTGATCCATGATGCCATCGAGCGCAGCTTTCAGGGTGCCGCCACCGGTGCCGTCAACGGTTGCATCCAGCTTGGCCGATTCAGCGCGACTGCCTGCAATCAGGACTGTGGTGTTAAGGGGAAATGCATCAACGTCAGCGCCGGGAGCTGTGCCGACAACGCCGATGATGGACGATCGTACTGTACGGATGGGGCGCGGTCCTGCATCAATCTCCGCGACTTCCACGCCATGCAAAAAGGTTTCTGCCATGCCACTATTCCTCGTCTGGCCAGACGTTCAAAAATCAGGTCAGGGTAATAGTGGCAGTGGGTAGCGGCGGTGGCCTCTGGCGTGATTTCCCCTCCTGCCGGCAAGCAAAATCTTCTCCGCCGAGCGGCCTGCGATGCAGGAGGGCCTTGATTAAGCCTCGATATCCGCAGCACGCTCGAACATATCATCAAGCTCTGCATCCGACAGCCCCAGCTGGCTGGCCAGCAGCGCAATCGTTGGCGATGTGCGCTTAAAAGCCTGTGCGTCAGTCCAGGCATCGACAGCCAGCGGGTCGGTTGCTGGATCAGCCATCATGGCCTCCACCTGTTCGCGCAGGCCCATCTGACGCAGCACGGCACGCGCCTGGAAGCGGGTAACTTCCATGCCTTCCCGGCGCTTGGCGAGCTCTCGCGCTGCGTTATCGTCGCGCCACTGCTGGATGTCGGCCAGCATAGCTTGATGTTCCTCCTGGCTGATCAGCGCCATACCTGCGGACAGCGGCTCGTCTGCAGGGATACGACCAATGATCAGCGCAGGATCCTGACGCCGATCCACAGCATCGATCTCCAGCGTATCGCTGGGCGTTACAGGTCCGTGCCGCAGGGGCGCTTCATTGGCTGGGCGGCCATCCTGGGCATCCAGGTAGTACGCAGTGATGTGTTTCGTGTTCATACAGTCAATCTCCTGGTGGCGACTTTGGTTAGCTGAGGCCCGAACGGCGCCCCTGATTCAATGGCGACCTGCTTGCGCAGGTTGTAAGTATTGGCATGCCTGCACAGCCCTAAATAGCTGTTCATTCGAGCAGCCCATCCTGCAGGATTGAAAGCGCGCTCCTGGCTGCTGGCCACTTCGCGCATGGCGTTAGTGCTGCGTCGGCGCACATACCGCCGGTATGGCTTCATGATGTACCCGCAGAAGTTGATGCCGCGGTCGACCGTGTTGCGCTGCGTCTTGTTTGGGTGGAAGCGCACCGCCAGCTGCTCGTTGGCGAAGCGCTGCATTGCTTCAAAGGCGCGGTTAAGCGCTGCCGGATCGTGACCAATCAGTACGACATCATCGACATACCGGCCATACCAGCGCACCTTGAGCTCGCGCTTAACGTACTGATCCAGCGCATCCAGATAGACGTTGGCAAAGAACTGGCTCGACAGATTGCCGATCGGCAGGCCCTTACCTTCGCTATGGAATAGGCTTTTATGCCGGGGCACATGGCGAAACTTCCAGGTGGGGCTGTTGATGATTGGGTTGCGGGTCGGATCATGAAACAGCACCTGGGCAACCAGGTCGCGCGTCTCGCCATCCTCAACCTGGCGACACAGTAGATCGAACAGAATGTCCTTGTCGATACTGACAAAGAAGTTGGCCAAATCCGCTTGCAGAAAATGCGCTGGGCGCGTCCAGTTCTCCGTGGCCTGCCGCATAAACCCATGGATTCGCTCGACCCCCATTAGCGCACCCCTGCCAGGAATGCAGGCATAGCTGTCATAAATGAAGCGGCGGTAGAAGCGATCGGCGATGCGGTTGTAGATCACATGGTGCACCACGCGGTCACGAAACTGCGCAGCCCACACTTCGCGCCACTTCGGGTAGCTGACAACAAACGCGATCGAGCGCCCTATCGTGTAGCTGCCGTCATTCAGCTCGCGGTGGAGGCGCATCAGGTTGCGTTCCAGGCGCAGCTCAAATTGGCGCTGAGCGGGCGTGTTCCGCTTGTGGCGGCGGCAGTCATAGTAGGCTTGAAACACCTCGTCAACGGTAAACATCATAATCTCCTGACGGCACGCACCCGATAACTGTTGTCCTTGTTGTTGTTGCCCTGGTTGCCATTGTTGAAGTTCTGGTTCCAGGCGTTGCTGGCGTCTCTCTCCGTCGATGACCAGTAATTGTTGGCCTCGAAGGCGTCTTCGTTAAGCTGCTCACTGTCACGTCGCGCAGCGGGATCATGGAAACCGCCGCGAAACTGGCTTGCGCCCTTTCGCTGGTTGCCCAGCGGGAGCAGTCCGAGATGATTGGCTCGCCGCGCAAGGCCGTGGCCCTGCGCGTTCTGGCCATGTTTACCTGTGATGTCATGCGCTACTTCTTGCCCATCCATAGGCTTGGCGTCCGATCGCATCGGTGCGCTCGACCAATTGGCCATGCTGCCGTTTGCTGATCAGTGCCATATCGCAGCAGAGCCGCAACGTCATCTCCACCACCTGAATGGTTTCCAGAATGGCTTCGACGATTGCCCGGCGGCCCTGCCTGGAGGCGTTGGCGCGGTATACGTTGATAACAATGTCCAGGCAGTCATTGCGCAACCGCTCGCCCAGGGAGATCTTCAAATCCCTGGGGAAGTTGCGCGTGTGCTGCGTGATCATCTTCATCAGCTCAAAGGTGTCCCGATAGATCGGTAGATCTTTCGCCTTCATACCGGCCGCGACCTCCGTTAAAAGTTAAAAGGTTAAAGGGCAATTCTCCTGACGGCACGCACCCGACAACTGCTGTCCTTGGTGAAGTTGCCCTGGAGGCCACTGAGGAAGTGCTGGGTCCAGGCGCCGCTGGCGTCTCTCTCCGTCGATGACCAGTAACCGTTGGCCTCGAAGGCGTCTTCGCCAGCCGCCTGGAAGGCCGCATCAGTGGTCTGTGCCGGGTCTGTCAGGGTATAGCCACTTCCGACAGGGATGGAATTGGCGTTGGTGCCATGCACCGCACCATCGCCACCAAAGCCAGCGGTCGTGCGTGTACCAGTGTTGTTGTCCTGAGTCGTCGGCTTGAAGTTGCGGTAGATAATCTCAAGCTCATCACGACTCGGCAGATACCAGTCAGTGTGGCCGTTCAGGCCGGCACCGGCATTGCAGTTGTCCTCAATCCATTTGAACGCCGGAAACTCAGCCAGGCTATTCAGTGCCAGAATCGCGTTGTGGTTGGCACGGCCATCTGCCAGCGTCATTGGCGGCACGCCGCCTGTCGTGGTGACAGAGGTACGCGAGGTGCGCCAATTCATCGTACCGGCACCCATCTGGACGCTGTCGCCGCTACCGTCTGACACGATCAGCCCATAGGTTTTGCCGTCGTAGTCGGAGACAATCTTGCCAGCCACAAAGCCGCCGCCGTAGGGCGCGCCGATCTGCGCCTCAAAATCAGGAATGAACGATACCGCTGTCGTGATGCTGATCGGGGTCGACCAGGCAGATGCACCGAATGTTGTGCCGTGGTCGCGCAACTCGATGGTATAGGTTCGCGCGCCTTCGGAGAGGATGCCTGCAGGGACAGTGATATTACGCAGGGTCGTAGACTCAATCAGCTCCCACACGATCGCGCCAGTGTCATCTTTGATGCGCACAGAGGTGGCGGCATGTGTATCGCTGCCATTAACCACGCTAAACGCGCTGCCCGTGATGACCGGCTGCTCAGGAACATCAGTGGCACCATCCAGCGGGCTGGTGATGCTGGGCGTGGCGACATAGGTATCAGCTGTGGTGAAGGTAGTCGGCAGCGACCAGGGCGCCCATTCGCCTTCCACGTTTTGGTCGCGAT